CCAAGCGCTGAAATAGTTATTACCATTTATGAGTGATGCCACCCGAACATAAGCGCGGTAAGTGGTGCTGTTGGCTAGGTCTCCTTCAAGAGTTTGACCATTATTTGTAGATGTAATAATTCCAGTAGAAATAGTTGGAGTTGATGTATCTGCGCTGAAGGATGCACCGCCGTAAGTTGCCGCATCAAATATCTTAATTTCATAAGCGGACTGCGGGCTACCGTCAGAAAATACTGGAGTCCATGTGACTGAAGGAAAAGATGTATCTGTAACCGTTCCAGTAGGAGCCGTTACTGTAAGCGTTGGGCGTGGAGCAGTTTCTACATCAATATACAGCGCGTAAAGAGTTGTTCGGTTAGTTGGACTTGGAGGCAAAACTACTGAGCCAGTAGCGCCGTCGGTGAACTTAACTACCAAGTTATCAAGTAGTGCTTGTGTCCATGTTGCTCCGTTCGGAGCGCTTGTTAATTTAATACCTAAGTCAAATGTTGTAGCAGTAACAATTCCTTGCTTTGTAACTGGGATGCCGTAACTGACGGCACGACCATTGCGGTCTGTAATTACTCCGATGCTGAACTGAGCAAGAGAATCAGCGGCAAGGGATGAAATGCGAGCGCGTAGATTAACTGAAGTGATAGTTTCATCGGCTGACAAAGTAGTGGTTGCGAACTCAGCCTCGTATGAGGCAGGTACCGTAGTATCGGTACGAAGTAAATATGTTGCGTCTGTATCATCTGCTAAAACAGCGTGGTCAGTACCACCAGTTCCAGTAAAAAGTGTGTCACCATTCCAGTTGGCATTAGGTCGAAGTGTGTACGAAGCCATTATTTAGCCGCCAATTCCTTAGCCAAGATTGCAAATGTTTCTTGAATCTTATCTGTAATTGCCTTGAGTTGCTCCTCATCGTTCATTCCACCAGTATCAATAGTTATTTGGAAAGCGCCTTGAGAGATATTGACTACATTACCCTTTGAACTTGTTGCCATTTGAGCGGCTGTGAGTGCATCATATTTAGATTGAGCATTAGCAATTAAACCGCTGAAGGCTGCATCTGAACCCATTTGTCCGATTGCTGCACCTGAGTATTCGATTGCCTTTTGCAGACTGCTAATCTCGTTTACCGCTGCTTGTCCACCGCTAAGAATAGAGGCGGCTAATTGAGCGCCTCGAACTGGACCAGCCTCAATAATATCTTTAAGCGCACCAGCATCAAGATTCATGCTTTGAAGTTGCTGAATCTGTGCAGCAAACTGCATACTCTTATTAAGGCGCTGATTCATATTCTCAATAAGAGATTTAGCCTTTGGAATAAATCCATCAGGCAACTCAACGCCCTTTAGACCAGCAAATCCTACGATTGTGTCTTTCAGACTATTTGCAAAATCGGCAGCCGCTTGGCGTAAATCGTCAAGAACGCCCTTAATCGAATCAATACCCGCTTGCATCGCTTCACGGATTGTTTTCATACGGTCTGCGCTTGCTTCAAGTGCAGCAGCAGCAGCATCATCTTTTATTCCAGTTGCCTCATTGTATTTCTTTTTTTCCTCAGCAACAATATCGCCAAATCCAAGACCAGCCTTGAGTTTTTCAAGTAAATTCGCAATAGACTCACCAACTTTTCCAACAAAGTCATCATTTGTAAATGACTCAACAGTTGCGGCTGTAGCAAGAAGCCAATCTCCTGCTTTTTTTGCTCCAGCACTTGCTGTATCCATAAGAGTCTTATAGACATCTTTAGCCTTAAATTTTTCAAGTAAACTAATAGTTGTCCCAAGAACGCTTGAAGTCTTTTCAGCCCCAGCAACAAGTCCCCCGAGGATTTTTTCACCCGATATTTTGGATGAATACAGAACTACCTTTTCGGCAAAATCAAGCATTTTGTTTGCTACACCTGATAATGTTCCTGAAATTCCATCTGTGTAATTGCCCCAGCCCTTTGCCGAATCAATTATTTTTAGACTGGTTCCAGTTATAGCCGCGTTGATTGCGTTCTGACCAGCAACAACTTTTGCCGCAACAGACATAGTTTCTGCCGAGGAGTTGTATTCATCAACTGCCTCTTTATTTCCTACAACAGCACTTTGTAATGCTTTAAGACCTGAAACAATTGCATTACCGCCAAGCCACGATGGAATTTTTTCTGCTTTATCTATGAACCAGCCAATAAAATCACCAAATTTAGTACGCATAAATGAGACTACGCCACTAATCAAACCGCCAAGTTTGCTGAATATCGAGCCAATGATTTCAATTGCTTTGCCAATAGCAGCAGTAATCTTTCCCCATACTTCACCAATGAACTCTTTTAATTTACCAAACCAGTAAATGAGAGTTGCTATGCCTTTAATCCAATTTGCATAGTAGACAATAACCATAGAAATAGCCGCTCCTATAACGCGAGCGATGAACTCAAAAATAGCAGCAATTCCGTCACTAAGAGTTTTATTTGATTTTAACAAAGAGACAATAGAATCAATCCACCACTTATACCATTTTATTATGTTGATAACTGCCCACAAAATAGCATCAAGAACGAACTCATAAACAGCAGCAATAACTTTTGCAAAAGTATTATTTGTATTCATAACTTGTGAATAAGCAATCAATAGATGTCCAAAAATCCTCATGATGAAACCAATAACTTTTCCTACTACTTTGGCTACAAAATTGAATACATTGGTCATCACCTCTCTAAAGGTTTCGCTTTCTTTCCAAGCAAAACCAAAAGCAATGATTAGGGCAACTATGGCTCCAACTACCAAGCCAATAGGGTTTGCATACATTGTTGCATTAAGTTTGAGCATGGATGCTGCTAAACCATTTGTAGATGCTATAGCGGCTAACTGCCCACCTGACATCAAGACTTGAGCAACACCAATCAATTGTGAGGTAAATGCAACTGCCGCTTGAATTGCTGGAATCACTATGAGTGCTGCCTTGTAAGCAACGAAAGCGCCAACAAGGGTCAAAATTATGCCAGTTAGAATTTTAGCAATTGAAGAGTGTTTTTGAAAGAATCCAGTAACCGAACTAATAACCTTGGCTAATCCGTTAATTGTCTTAGCCAAGATAGCAACTGAATATCCACCTAATACAGCCAATGCCTTGCCTACTTTGACAACAACAGAAATGAAAGGTTTCATCGCGGTTGCTAAATTATTTACAGCGCTTCTAACCTGAGATGAAGTCAAGTACAAAGTGACTAAGCCAATAGTAATAATTCCAATCGGACCAGCCAACATTCCAAGAGTTGAGCCTAAGATTGGTACTGCTGCAAATACCTGCGCTCCAGCGAAAGTAGCAAACATAGCCATCATTGCCGCGATTGCAGGAAGAAGGAACTCAATGGCTCCAGCCATTTTTTTGACTGAATCTCCTACTGGGTCAAAGTTAGATTTAACTTCACCTGCTGCGGCTGAAACTTTAGTAAAGTTACTTACAACATCTTTCATCTTTTGAAGAAATGTCACTATCGGGGTAGTCAATTTAATAATGACTTGCTTAACAGCCTCAATCGCTGTCCTAAAAACCACACTACCTGAAATAGCCTTGCTGACAGTTTTATAGAACTCATAAAGATGGAAAACAATAGGACCGATGCCCTTTAAGAGCATATCTCCTAGAGAGACTTGAATATCATTTGTAATACGAGCAAAAGAACGAAGAACTTTTCCAGGACTTTGCATAGCCGCTTCGTATGTTCCAGCGACCTTAGCCGCTTCAGCAAGAGCGCCAGTTGCAACTGCCTGTTGTTTTTCTTGATAAGTAAGGGCGCTTGCAGATTTTCCAATGCTTTTAGCAAAAGCCTCGTACATCTGCCCAGCAGACTTTTGGATACCAACTGATTTAAGAACTTCACTTCGCCCTGTAATAACGGCGTGTGTGAGCATATTAAATGTTTCAGTTGAGTTTTTACCGCTAACAACAGCAAGGTCTTGAGCGGCTCTAGCCAACTGAGAAGCATAGGCTAAATCTAAATTGTTCTGAGCGAACTTGATGGCTGATTGCTGGGCAATCTCCATCTCGATACCCATGTCTTTTGTTGCCTCAGCAGCATCTCTAATTGCTTGATAACCAAGACCTGTTGCTTTTCCAACAGCGTTCATGGCAACATCCAACTCATCTACGCGAGCCGCCGCCATAAATGATTTTGTTCCTAAGCCAATTAGTGTCGTGAGTGCTGCTGCCGAAGCAACGCCAATTCCAACCATCGCTCCGCGAAGTCGATTGGAGGCTTGTGTAAATTGGTCTGCGGATTGAGATGCTTGTTGCATCCCTCTTGTGAATTCTGCGGTATCGGCGCTAACTCGCGCCCGCATCTCCATTTGCGGAACTTCAGCCATTATCTTCTTGCCTTAGCCTTTCTCTCCGCTTTTTCACGCTCTTTACCTCTGAGGATGTACAGAGCAGACCATTCTGTTAATTCCATGCTAGATAGGGGGCGGTGGGCTGGACTCCCATACAGAAGTTCGCCCACCGTCCGACCTAATTCTTCAGCAAGTTCGAAAAGAAACCTACGCTCAGGATTCTTCAGGAAATCGTGCTTGTGCTTCGTCTACCGCCTTATCAGACAGACCTGAGTTGCCGAGAGCCTTAGTTGCAAGGCGTTCGATAACTGCACCATTCTTAGAAAGGATGGCTTCCTTATCTTGTGCTGTAAAAACTGGTAGACCTGTTGTTGGGTCGTAAACAGTTGCAATAACAGTTAGTGCGTACATTGCTGCAACATCGGTCTTGTCGCCTTTAGCAGCGCCTTCTCCGAGTTTTGCTCTTTCATTTGCTGTCATCGAACGAACCTCGACAGTTACTCCCCATTCAGGGATTTCTACGAGTTCCTTAGTGATGTCATCGCTACTGAAAATTGCTTCTTTTAGACTCATTTATTTCTCCTTGGACACTAGGTTGGTCACGATTTATTAAATTGTTATTAAATTATTGATTATGAGTAAGTACCGCGTGTAACGGCGCCTGTAACTTGGAACTCTACTGAGAAAGTTACAACATCGCCAACTGCACCACTCTTCTCGTAAGAAGTCATGAGGCACTCGCCTGTGTACTTTGCATCTCCTGTTGCTGAACCTTCAGGACCGTACTCGAATGAAAGTGAAGCCGCTTGTCCTAGAACTCCTGACAAGTGTGCATCAACTGTTACATCGAAGTTACCTGAACCTGAAATAGTTGCATCGCTCAAACCAACAATGTAGGTCTTTGCGTTTGAGCCGAACGAGGTTGTCTCGGCAGTTTCGATTGTCTGTGGGAATGAAACATCTGTCAGCACATTGCTGATGTCAGTTAAAGTTCCACCTGAATTGTCCACCTTAAATACGGTGGCTTTACCGTGTGTGAATGTAGGCATTAGTTTCTCCTTGCGAAAGCCACTACTGGGGTGGCGCTACCTGTGGAACCTGCAACCGTGTAGTTCACGCGCAGGTATCTTGCTACGGTTCCAGTAACTTCAACTCTTTCAAAAGTTTTGGCTGTGCTGGAAACCACCGTAAAGGTAATCAAATCAGTAAAGGTTGAGTTGTCGGCTGACTGCTGAACCTTGACTGTTATGTTGCCATTACGAGTATTAGTTGGAACGCTTAAAAAGCCCACTCCGCCATTGGCAGAAGAGGCTGTGTTATCAACAGATGTTCCATTTCCTGTTGCTGATACTGCTGTACCTGAAGAAAGAATTTTTCCGTGTTCAACTCCGTCGCTTGATTGGAATTCAGCGCTTGTCTGCACAATATCGGAAACTGCTCCTGAAACTTCGTATGATGTGTCATCTGCTTCAAGCATGATTGCGTTTGCTCCATTTGAATGACCTGATGGGGCAACGATTACATTTTGCTTAGTAGTTGAACCAAGAACTGCTGAGAAAACAACATCGGTACCTGTTGCAGTTCCATCAAACATTCCGTTAAGTGAAACTGTTCCGTCTTGCAAACCGACAATATAGGTTTTTGCGCTTGAGCCAAATGATGAAGTTTCAGCAGTTTCTACTGTGCTTGTTGCTGTTACATCATTAAAGTAAGTGGAAAAATCGTACTCATTAACAAAAACATTAACATTTTTACCATGTGCGAATGTAGGCATTATTCAGTCTCCTCAACTGGGCGTTGGTGTGGAGTTCCATCCTGAAGGAATCCATCGCCATCGCCATCTTTGGCATCAGGGTCAAAACCCTCTGCCTCAACAACAGGCTCAACTGGAGCCTCGACAATTGGTTCTTCTTTGACAGGCTCAACTACAGGTTCTTCAATTTTTGCTTTAGCAGGTTTATTGGCATCTTCAATTGCGCCAATTTCAGTAAGCCACTTGATAGATGTGGCTGGTAAATCTTCAACAACATCGCCCGCTTCGGCGCGTTTGTTGGGAGGGTAATCGATACCCTGTAGAACTCGATAGCGAGCCATTCTTACCTCCTATGACGGCACTTGGGTAGCCCAAGTAAACCGTCTAGGTCACACGGACACAAAGGTAAGACGACAACTCGGGCGACTAGCGCACATTGCTCATAGTGTATCGCATCGTAAATTTAGACTGCTTTGCAACGAGTAAGAACTGTTGAGAAGGCACCCTTGTATTCGTCGGTTCCCTTGACTGTTCCCTTGAGTGTGAACTTTGTGCCAATTTCAACATTCAAGCCACGGCTGGAGAACCACTTCAACTGGTATTCCCCGCTTTCGAATGTGTACAAAGTAGTCAATCCGAACTGAGATTCGAAGGTGTTCTCACTAAGAACTGTTACTTCGACCTCAACCTTTTCTCCAACTGGAGCCAAGATTTCAGACTTGTAAACCTTCTTCTCAATCTTTGGTTCAGCCTGACGCTGTGCTGCCTTGAGCAAACTGACCAAGATTCCTACTGTGCTGTACTTTTGGAATGTCAATCCGCTGACAAGGCGAACATTCTCGGCGTAACTTGAATCGCCTTCGAAGCCCTTGCCGAACTCACGAAGTTCCTGAGCCTTTTCTCTGTGGGCATCTGTAACTTCTTGACCGATGATTTCTTTCCACTTGTTCAATCCGTAAGTTCCGCCAACAAGTTTTTCCCACACAATTTCCTTTGTGGAAAGTCCGCTACCTGAAGGCACGAAACCAACCTTTTCAACAGCGCAGACTGCCAAAGCCAAAACGCTTAAAGTATCGAATCCGCTGTAACTTCCACCTGAGAAGCCACCGAACTCTTCTTCGAAGTCCTCTTCAGTAACTAATGCTGAAGCGTTGAACTCCCAGCCAAGGAAATCCTTGACGCAACTTGAGCCGACCTGACTCAACTTTCCTTCTTCGTTTTGAACGAAGATGACCTTGGAACGAGAACGAATCTTCTTGCAGTATTCGCAATAGCCAATCTGCACATCGGATGACTTGATTTCGACTCCACCAGCGATGCTCTTTGTAAGAGCCTTACCTTCAATGAACTCAGCAACGCCAACGAATTGCCATCCGTTGTACTTGACTGGTTCGCCTTCAATTACCAAAACTGAATACTCGCTCTGAACGCCATTTGATTCTTCAAAGCGTGATTGGATGCTTACTTCAAAGCCACCACTTAGACCCTTGCTCTTACCGCGAGCAGCAATCTTTTGCGCCTTGGATAAAGTCTTTGCTACATCAATCTCTGAGATTCTGAACTCTCTCATGTTGTCCCCTCTCTTGGCTACATGATAAGTATATCAAACCCCAGTTAGTTATTCAAGGAGCGCGACGAAGCCTTTCCTCTTGAATCATGTTGAGGGTGAGGAAATAACCGATGCCATCGACGACTGTATCGGGCTTGGTTTGATTGACTTCGCGGGCAATCTTCATGCCCACCATGCACAGGCTTACTTGCTCTGCTGAGACCTCACAGCCGAGGATTACAGACCATATCTGCGCTGCCCTAGTGAAGTTATCCAAGGGATGCCCATAGGCGTCCTGACGCTCTCCTGAGACCAACTCAGCCGCATACATGGCTATGTCTCTAGGGTCGTTCATAACAACTGGATGTCCGAGACTCCCCGACTGCTCACTAGGAATGTCAGCACTCCCACATCCGCAATCTCCCCTGTCGATTGTCTCCACCACACGCTTCCTCCGTCGAGGGCTGGTGCTTGTATCCATTTGACTCCTCCCCAATCCGCTAGTTTGAATGAATGATAGTGACCAGTCACCAAGATGTCACAGTCGCCAATTTTCTGACGCCCTAGTGTTTGGTCAGCAATCCACCTACGCAACTTACCTTCAACTCCCTGTCCCGAGCGAGCAAGGTGTCCGTGGGTGATTCCGATAATTTGTCCATGAACTTCAATAGTCAGGCTCAACTCATCGGTTGGAATTGCAAACTTAATATGACCGTAGGCTTCAGGATTTGCTTGAAAGATTTCAGCAACGGACTCAACTAAGGCAACATCATCATTGTCGCCAAGAGTAGTAAAGGCTTTTCCGTTCTTACGGTTCTCGCCATGGTTTCCACCAATCGCGGCAACTGTTATCGATGGAACAACTTTTGACCAACGGATAAGAGCATCACGCAAAAGACGACGAGCAATCTTTACTTGGTCACGCCTATCGACTTCAACTGTGAATGTCTGAATGTCGTAGTGACCATCGCATCCTTCAACTAAATCGCCAAGGCATAGAACCGTGATGGAATCTATTGGACGACCTAACTTCTTCAATTCCTTTAATCTGAACTCAACATCATCAATAGCCTGAAGCCATCGACCAACTAAACCTTTGAGACCATCGCCATCTCGTTTACCAACTTGCCAGTCAGATGCACAAACAACAAGACTTGCCCCGCCTTCAATTTCTTTTCTTTCGCGAGGTTTGTGCTTTTTAATTTCTGCAATAAGAGATTCAATGTCGGCAGTTTCTTGCCTTCCCTTACGAACTAC